TCCTATAGAAGAAAAAATCCCGGTTCTAAACTAAAAACAGCCGTGACTGGTAAAGTGAAAAAAGGGTCAAAAGCTGCAAACCGACGTAAGTCGTACTGTGCAAGAAGCGCAGGTCAAATGAAGAAATTCCCAAGTGCAGCGAAAGATCCTAATTCTAGACTACGTCAGGCTAGAAAAAGGTGGAAATGTTAATAGAAGCACTAGCAAAAAGATACGAAGCACAAATAGCAGAATCAGAAGCAACATTAGAAATATATCTAGACCATTCAGTAGGTATTGGAGAACATCCTCAACACCTTGATGAAATGGATAAACTATTTGAAAAAATAGCAACAGCTAAAGAAAAATTAGAAATACTAGAAGAATACAGAGGAGAAGAATAATGGATGAACTAACAATTATTAACAGATTGCAAAAAGCATTAAAAAGAAGTGTTGAAGATATATCAGCTAGTATGTTAGCTGGTGGGGTTGACAACATGGAAAAATACAAGTATTTACTAGGACAGGCAGTTGCCTATCAAATAACATTACAGGAAATCTCTAACCTGCTAAACCATAAGGAGCAAAAAGATGAGCAAGGAACAGTTATCGACTTCGGACCTACCAAAAACTGAAGTACCTAAACATATAAACGCTTTAGAAGAAAAATATAAAAACGAACCCAAATTACCTCCAGCCAAAGAACCGTTAAGTCCAGAAAATATTGGAACGGAAACTGTTGATAAATTACCTGAACCAACGGGATGGAGATTATTAGTTTTACCATTTACACCACCTACAAAAAGTAAAGGTGGATTAATTTACGCACAAGAAACTTTAGACAAAGCCAGAATTGCAACAACATGTGGCTATGTTTTAAAAGTTGGACCATTAGCTTATAAGGAAGAGAAGTTTACAAGTGGTCCATGGTGTAAAAAAGGAGATTGGGTTGTCTTTGCTCGTTATGCGGGTTCAAGATTACCAATTGAAGGTGGAGAAGTGAGAATACTAAACGACGATGAAGTTATAGGAACTGTAAAAGATCCTGAAGCTTTGTTGCATCACATATAACCATAGGAAGGAACTATGCCAGAAGAAAACAAAAAAGCATCCGAAGAATTAATTGATGTAGGCGAAACAGAAGGAGCTGAAATTAATTTTGATTCTAAAGGTGAACCAGAAAAACAAGAGGTTGTACCTGAAGAGACAATAGAAGTTGAAAAAACAGAACAACCTGTTGAAGAAAAAAAAGAAGAAAAGGTTGAAACTAAAGAAGATAAACCTGAAGATAAAAAAGATGAGCTAAAAGAGTACAGTGATGGCGTTCAAAAAAGAATTGCTAAACTTACTCGTAAAATGAGAGAAGCTGAAAGACAAAAAGAAGAAGCAGTTACTTTCGCTCAAACCATAAAACAACAAAAAGAAGCAGCTGAAAAAAGATTATCTAAATTAGATAAAACTTATGTTTCTGAATTCGAAAGTAGAGTTAAAACTAATTTAGCAGCAGCTAAACTAGCTCTTAAAAATGCTATTGAATCTCAAGACGTAGAAGCTCAAATTTCTGCACAAGAACAGTTAGCAACTCTATCTGTAGAAAATGCAAGAATAAGTTCTATGAAATCAGCAGCAGCAGAAGAACCTGTTAAGGAAAAAGAAGTTAACATTACACCTCAAAGACAACAGACTAATGTTCAATCTGATCCTAAAGCAGAAGATTGGGCTGCCAAAAATAGTTGGTTTGGTAATGATTCAGCTATGACTTATACGGCTTTTGATATACATAAAAAGCTTGTAGAAGAAGAAGGTTATGACCCTAAATCTGACGAATACTATACGGAAGTTGATAAAAGAATAAGACTTGATTTTCCGCATAAATTTGATAAGGTAGAGTCAAATACTACAGAAAGAGCAAAACCTGCTCAAAATGTAGCTTCGGCTAGACGTCAAGCCCCAACAGGACGCAAAAAAACTGTGAGACTCACGCCATCACAAGTAGCAATTGCTAAAAGATTAGGTGTGCCACTAGAAGATTATGCAAAACAATTAAACATCACGGAAGGAGTATAAGCATATGGAAAACGATAAACAAAAAACTTCACGTGCGAGTCAGACAAGAGTTAAAGAACAAAAAACTCAAACTTGGACTCCACCCTCAACACTCGATGCACCACCCGCGCCAGCAGGTTATAGGCACAGATGGATAAGAGCTGAATTACTTGGTCAAGACGACAGCAGAAATGTTGCTTCAAGATTAAGAGAAGGATTTGAATTTGTGAGAGCAGATGAATATCCTGAACAGAACTTTCCCTCGTCTAAAGACGGCAAATACGCAGGAGTAATCGGAGTAGGAGGCCTATTGTTGGCTAGGATACCGGAAGAAATCGCGCAATCTCGAGAAGCTTATTTTGCAAAACAAACTAAGGACAGAGACGATGCAGTTAATAACGATTTGTTAAAGGAACAACATAAGAGCATGCCTATCACTAATGATAGTCAGGCTCGTGTAACCTTTGGTGGTACAAAGAAATAACTAATTATTTAGTAATTCTTACACTATCAATTAACTTAACAATAAAGGAAACAAACAATGGCAAACGCAAGTACAGTAGGTTTTGGCTTTAGAAGCACCATGGCAGTTGGAAATACTCCCGCTACTCAAGGTCAATCAGAGTACAAAATCAAAAGTGGTACTGCAAAAGGCATTTTTAAAAATGACCCGGTTTCTATCCAAGACGCAAGTGGAGACCAAGGTTTTATTCAAGATGCAGCGTTCCAAACAACAAGTGATACAGGAGCTGGCGGAACAACTTTCGACAACTCTGCTCATGCACCTCTAATAGGTGTATTCAATGGAGCTTTCTACGTAGCTACGACTACAAAGAAACCGACATTTGCTAACTCATTTGTAGCAGGAACAACTTTCGCAGTTGACTACAATACAGGATCTAGTGATGGCTTAGGTTTTGTGATCGATAATCCTTTCCAGGAATACGTGATCAAAGCTGATGCAGCAGTAACTCAAGCTATGTATGGTGATGCAGGATATAACTGCACTGACCAAGCTGGCGACAGTACAACTGTTACAGAAGGACAATCATTAGTAAAACTAAACATCGCAGGTGGTGCAGCTTCAACTAAAATGGTTAAGCTTGTAAGATCTGCTAACGCACCAGAAAATAAAGACAACACTGCAGCTGGATCTAATCAAATCGTGATTATTTCAGGAGCATCTAATCTTTATAATGGTGATAATTAATCTAAATAGGAGTATATAAACAATGGCAATATCAAGAGCACAACTAGTTAAAGAACTAGAGCCAGGTCTAAATGCACTATTTGGACTTGAGTACAAACAATATGCTAACGAAGCAGCTGAAATATTTGACTCAGAATCATCTGACAGAGCTTTCGAAGAGGAAGTAATGTTAAGTGGTTTTGCAAATGCGGCAGTAAAACCTGAAGGTCAAGGCGTAACATTCGACGATGCGCAAGAAACTTTCACAGCTCGTTACACTAACGAAACAATAGCACTTGCTTTCGCGATCACTGAAGAAGCGATCGAGGACAACTTGTATGACAGACTAGCGTCTAGATATACAAAAGCATTAGCAAGATCTATGGCAAACACTAAACAAGTAAAAGGCGCAGCTGTATTAAACAATGGTTTCAATGCAACTTTCGCTGGTGGTGATGGAGTAGCGTTATTCTCTGCTGCACACCCTACTTTAAGTGGTTCATTCTCAAACACATTAGCTGTTGCAGCTGATTTATCGGAGGCTTCTTTAGAGCAGTCTTTGATAGACATCGCAGCAATGACTGATGAAAGAGGATTGAAAATAGCAGCAAGAGGAATAAAAATGATTATTCCACCTGCACTTCAATTCACTGCTGAAAGACTTATGAAGTCTGAAGGTAGAGTAGGAACAGCTGATAATGATATCAACGCAATCAAAAACATGGGGATGATTCCTCAAGGTTATGTAATTAATCATTACTTAACTGACACTGATGCGTTCTATATCAAAACAGATGTACCTAATGGTTTGAAACACTTTGTTAGAGCACCAATCAAAACAACTATGGAAGGTGACTTTGACACTGGCAACGTAAGATACAAAGCTAGAGAGAGATACGTATTCGGATTCTCAGACCCTAGAGGTGTATTTGGTTCACCAGGAGTGTAATCGTTACATTAATTAAATTAAAAAGGGGCTTTCGGGCCCCTTTTTTTTGTGGTATAAGAAGGGCAATCATGAAAAATTTTCTAGTTAATATCAGAGCATATGGGTATCATGCGCGTTTAGAAGTAACGTGTGAAGATAACTCTGAAGCTATTGAAAATTCAATAGTTGACAAACTAGGAGAAAAAGGTGTAAAATGGGAAAAAGACGGATTTACAAGTCAGTCTAAAAAATGGATAACTTTTGAGGAGATCCACGATGCAACAATTATCAGACCTTTACAAAGCGAAAAGGTCACTGGAGTTGAACTGGGAGCAGGAGCATCTTAAAGAGGGTAGATATACTCTCGACATGGTCAGAATAGACCATAAAATAAGAGAGGTCATAAGCGATATAAAAATGGCCGAAGCTATGAGAGCTCATCAGTCAAATAAAATTGAGGGTGCAGCACCCGAAGTATCAGTAGCTACTTAATAAAACGCTACATCGTCGAAATACGTACATTCACCACGCAATCCCTTGCACTCTTTACAAAAATCATATATATTTTAAGCACTATACATTAATAACAAAAAAGTAAATATAGACGCGTATAGTCGACATCCCTAGAGGACTATATTTACGTATTCTAGGAGGAATATAAAATGGCAAACACAACATTTTCGGGACCGATTAAAGCGGGAACGATCTCAAACACAACAGGAACAACACTTGGATCTAATGTAAAAAATACAGGTCAAGTAGTAATGTCTCAATCAATTATGATTGATGCAGCAGTCGTAGTAGGAACAACTACTTACAACGTAGGTGTAATACCAAAAAACTCACAACTACTTACAACTACAATTAGAGTAGCAGTAGTAAGTAATGCGAGTGGAACAGCAACTGTATCTGTAGGAAAAACAGGAACAGCTCAATACTTAATAGCTAACACTAACGTTAAAGCTTTAGGAGAAACTTCTTCAATAGCTGACGCTGCTTTAGACGAAGCTGATAGATTTGGTTCTGATACACAAATTACAGCGACTCTTATATCTGCAGGTGGTACTGCAACTACAGGTCAAGTAACTGTTACGTTCACGTATGTTCAAGCAAATAATTTGCAAGACGCAGCAACAGCGTAATTAATTAATTAAGTGTGGGCTTCGGCCCACACAAAATTTAAAAGGAGAAAAAATGGGATATGCAGGTGGCGCAACGCCAGTAAACCAATTCTACACAGAAGCAAGTTCAACTGTAAGAAATAAAGCAGGAAGTGCTACAGCAGCAGGACCTACTATTTATTTAAAAGGAGTTACAATTAATCCTTCAGCAAATACTTGTCATGTAAAAATATATGACGGGTCAAGCAATGGTGGTATTTTAATTTACGAACAGAAATGTTTAGATGGAGAAATGTATCAAGAGTATATTGCAGCTGTAGGTATTAAAGCTCAAAATGGTCTTTATGTTGAATTAGTAGCTGGAACAACTTCTGTCGCAGTAATTTGGCAGTAAAAGGAGGTTAATGACTACTTCCGGAACAATAACATTCAATCCACCGATTGATGACATTATCGAAGAAGCGTATGAAAGAACTAACATACGTGGAACTCGTAGTGGTTATCAATTAAAAAGTGCTAGACGTTCATTAAATATATTATTTTCTGAATGGGCTAATAGAGGTGTGCATCTTTGGGAGATTAAAGAAGCAACAGTTCCATTAGTTCAAGGTCAAGCAGTTTATGATTTTGCAAAAGACAATACTAATTTTCCAAATGACATTAGTGATGTATTAGAAGCTTGGGTTAGAAATAATAGTACAGCCACAGCACCAGCTGATGTATCTTTAACTAAAATAGATAGATCTGCTTATGCCGCTTTACCAAATAAATTAACTCAAGGAACACCTTCTCAATATTATGTTCAAAGATTAGTTGCACCTTCAATTAGTTTATATGCAACACCTTCAGCTAGTTTTTCTGGAGCTAACTTTCAATTAAAATTTTATTACATGGCAAGAATACAAGATGCAGGAGCTTATACAAATACTGCAGACGTTGTTTATAGATTCTATCCTTGCATGATTTCAGGACTAGCTTATTATTTAAGTGTAAAATATTCTCCTGAAAGAACACAAGAATTAAGAATGATGTATGAAGATGAATTTGCTAGAGCTCTTAATGAAGATAGTCAAGGAACATCTAGCTTTATTTCACCACAAACATTTTATGGAGATGGAGTATAATGGGAGTTTTTGCTAAAGGAAAATATGCACTTGCAATTTCAGATAGGTCTGGAATGGCTTTTCCTTATTTAGAAATGGTAAGAGAATGGAATGGAGCATTAGTTCATTTTTCAGAATTTGAACCTAAACAACCACAACTTAATCCAAAACCAGTTGGTGCAGATCCCCAAGCTTTATTTAATCCTAGAGTTCAGCCTCCAGCAGTTGATAGTTTAATTTTATTGGATCCCGATCCTTTTACTGCGGTAATTTCAGGAGGTGTAACTTTTATAAATGTTTTTTCACTTGATCATCAAAGAAAAGCTGGATCTAAAGTAAGATTTAGAGGACCTCCATTGGTAACATCTGCTGGATCTGGTGGTTCAGATGCACACAACTTACAAGCTTTTGCAACTATACCAAACTTTGCAGGGGTATCAGATATTAATAGTGCTACTGGGTTTACAATTACATTAGGACAAAAACAAGCTGACGGAAGTGTTATAACAGCATCAGGAACTTTATCTCAACCAGAAAATTATTTCTTTATTACTAGTTCTAGTAGTGCTACAAGTTCAGGAGTAAAAGGTGGTGGATCTTCTTGTTCCGTTGGTCCTGTAACCCTAAAGGTAGTTAATCAATAATGGCATATACATTAGCAAACTTATATTCAGATGTTAGATCTTATACAGAAGTAGGAAGTTCTGTTTTAACAGATGCTATTTTAGCTAACATAACTAAAAATGCAGAAAATTCTATTTTTAGAGCTATTGATACAGACCAAGAAAGATTTTATGCAACATCAAATTTAACCACAGATAATAGATATATGAGTATTCCTTCAGACTTAAGATTTATAAGATACGTTCAAGTAACAGACGGTGCAGGAAATCAAGTTTATTTAGAACAAAGAGATACTAGTTTTATGGCTGAATATTATTCTACACCTAATATTTCTTCTACAGCTGTTCCTAAATATTATGGAAACTGGAATGAAACAACATGGGTTATAGCACCAACTCCAAATGCTAATTATTCCGTTACTATGTCCTATAATAAAGAACCTACTAGTTTAACTAACTCTTCAGTTAGTTCTAATGGGACTTATTTATCAAATAAATATCAAGATTTGCTTTTATATAAATGTATAGCTAATGCATATGGATACTTGAAAGGTCCAGCAGATATGTTACAATACTATACAGGGCAATATGATAAAGCTCTAGAATCGTATGCGATCGAACAAATCGGTAACAGACGCAGAGACGAAGATATGGATGGCGTTCTTCGGGCTCAACTACAATCTAAATCTCCATCTAGTTACGGAAACAATAATTAAGGAGAAAATAAATGGCAAATATAGTACCTTTCGCTTTTAAAGGAGAACTCATGTCTGGAACTCACAATTTCAGTGCAGGGGGTAATACTTTTTTTCTAGCGTTGTATACGTCAAATCCATATTCAACAGCAAGTACAGTTTATGATACAACTAATGAAGTATCAGGATCAGGTGGTTCTAACTATACAGCTGGTGGAAAACAATTACAGAACCAACAAGTAGGAGCTTCAACAGCAACTACTACAGTTGATTTTGATAATTTAACATGGGGAGCAGCAACAACAGGCGCTGCAACTTTTGGAGCGGCGTTTGCAGCAATCTATAATTCAACTAATGCAAATAAAATAGTTGTAGTTTTAGATTTTGGTGGAACAAAAACGGCAACGAATGGTGATTTCACTATTGCGTTTCCTAGTATTTCAACACCTGCTAATGCAATTTTAAGTTTAACATCATCATAGGATTTTAAATAATGGCTTTAGTTTTAAATGATAGAGTAAAAGAAACTAGCACGACTACTGGCACAGGAGCTATGGCTCTTGCAGGCGCAGCGGTTGGCTTTGTTACTTTTGCAACAGGTATCGGTAATAACAATACAACTTATTATACTATTCATAATCAAGGTACTAATGAATGGGAAGTAGGTCTTGGTACGTTAGATGCTACGTCAGCAAATTTAACAAGAACAACTGTAATCACTTCTTCAAGTGGTGGTTCAGCTATTAATTTTAATACAGGTACAAAAGATGTATTCTGTACTCTACCTGCAGTTAAAACTCCAGACATGACATTAACAACAACAGGAGATGTATTATATGCATCTGCTGCTAACACACCAGCGAGACTAGCATTAGGATCAGCTGGCCAAATATTAGTTGTCAACGCAGGAGCAACAGCTCCCGAGTGGACAGTTAATGATAAAGCATCGGAAGGATTTGCAGTTGCAATGGCAATTGCATTATAAGTAAAAGGAAACAATGGCACAAAATTTTAGAAGACATACAGCAAATGCAGTTGGAACAGCAGCGGTTGAATTATTTCAATCAAATGGTTTTGATTGTGTGGTAGGTATATCTTTATCTAATGTACTAGGAACAGCTATTAATGCTACAGCTTATATCAATGATGGAACAAACAACATCTCTATAATAACTACAGCTCCAATCCCAACAGGATCATCTCTACAAGTTTTAGATGGTGGCGCAAAATTTGTTATGCAAAATGGAGACAGATTATTTGTTCAAAGCGATACCGCTTCATCAATTGATGTATATATTAGTATAGTAGATGATATTAGTAGTTAAGGATAAATATGGCATACATAGGCAACAGGCCTGCGAATCAAGCTTTAACAGCTAATGATATTGCAGATGGAATAGTAACTAATGATAAATTAGCAGGTAGCATTAGTAATAATAAACTATTGCCTATTTCTAACGCAACATTACAAAATAGTTCAGTTACATATAATTCTGTTACAGTTGCTCTAGGAGCTTCAGGTTCAATTACTACAACAGAAACTGGTCCAACATTTACTTCAATTAGTCCATCAACTATAGAAAATCAA